ATACTTGGTATTCACAGTAATTCTTATAAACCTCTAACCCATAAACAAATGATAGACACTCAACGTAATGTTATTAACCGCTCTGGTCTAGCAGATAATTCTATAAAAGAATCTATATCTTTGGATAGAACAGGTAAGAAATGTTATGTAAGACATGAGTTACCAAACCATACTATTACTTCTCCTAATGGAGATACGGCTAACCTTACTTTGTTATCTACTAATAGTTTCAATGGTATTTGGGCTTATATTATTGGGGCAGGGGCAAACTTAGGAGCTTGTCAAAACAATCTAGTATTTTTAAATGATGCTGCTACACTTTATAAAGCTAGGCACAACAGACATTTAAATGTAGATCATGCTTCTGATGTTATTACTAAATCATTACCAATTTTTATGCAACAGTCTGAACTCTGGCATCGGTGGTATGATACAAAATGTAATGATTATAAAGCTCTTAACATCTTTGCAACTCTCTTAGATAACAGCACCATTCATAATGTATTGGCTCAACATATGGGACATTCAGAAAACTCTGGTAGAAATGGTGTTATACTAGATGCTAATGGTAAATACTTATTTGATCGTGATGAAGTAAGAAAATCTAGAAACTTTATGTACCTTTGGAACAAATGGGATAGTCATTACCGAAATGCTTTAGGTGCTAACCTTTGGGGAGTTTATAATGCTATGACAGATTGGTCTACACATATCCAATCTAAATCAGTTAATGTAGCAGGTATACAACGAACAAGAGAAACTAAAATTCAAAAGCTTCTTGATCAAAGAACTTGGGGATTTGTAGCATAGTTTATTTGTGTGTGGTGTAGTCCTTTTAGGGGGTGTAAAAGCCCCCTCTTTTTAATTACAAGAGAAAGACAATGATATCAAAGACAACGACATCAGAGACAATGACATCGCTTAAAGCGTTTTACACTATATTGGAATGTACTAATTACTCTCAAACTAATAAAGTAGCTAAAGAGTGGTGTAGTTCTATGGATTATATTGCCGATAAAATAGGCATTAAACTTGATAAAGAAAAACATATGTGGGTAACCAATGATGACAATTAACGAATCACTAAAAATATTATTAAACCATTCTGAATTTAATCCTGATGATATAGAATGGACTAGTGCTTTCAACACTATAACTGATAAGCTTGGGGTGTTCTATGATGATAGAACTAATCAATTTATAACTAAAGATACGGGGCATGTGATATGAAAAAAGAAACAACATTACCTCAATATATAATTGAATATATTAAACAAGGGCTATGGGACAACCCTGAATTAGATAAAGATTATGATTTAGAGGTTTTAAGTGAATGGATAGAAGATGCAATTTCAGCATATAATGGGGGTGCTAGATGAATATGTATATACTAGTAGATACTAGGGCTAACAATTTTATTCCTAACAAACATAAAATATGTTACATCAATAAAGATAATGCTTTAGGCATTCAAAAAATTATGAAGGAAAAACATAATGCTCTACTTAAATTAGTAGAGTTTAAAATTGCAGATAGTATTATGTTAAAATTAGAAGAAGATATAGATATTAATGATAACAAATATAAATGGGGGGGTAGAGATGAGTCTAACAAAGAACCAGAAGAATCAAAGGACTAACCGCGCTTGGTTATTTAATAAAACAAGGGACAGTACAAGCCATACAAAAAAAGTAGCAAAAACTAAAAAGGAATTAAGTGAACAAATTAATAAAGATGTAATGGCTTATATTAATTCTGGCGGTCAGATACAGAAATGCCCGTCCTGTGCTTACTCACCTAGTGAAATTGAAAAGCTTGGTGATATGCACAAACGATCTATTGAGGGTGCGATATGAATATAGCGGGTTGGCTATTATTTATTGTAATCTTGGGTATAGACTTAGCTATATATGCTATGATCTCTATGCAAATGGATGGCACTTGGGATAAAATACACGAAGATACCGATAGGATACATGAGGATACTTATGATAAATAAAAATACTTATATTGATTTGAGATTATTATTAGATACTCTTGAAGGATTACCCTATGAACAGCAAGAAGATATTGAATATCGTGAGGCAGTTCGGTTGATCGTGGAAACATATGAAAAGGAAGAAGGTATATGCGAAGAAAATCACCTTACCAATTAAAAAATAAATTTAATCCTGTGGCTAAAAATGCTAGAAAGTTTAATAAGCATATGGTACACTCTGATAAATATAAAGAATCCAAGAATGGATATGTAAAGCATAAAGGAAGAACCATAGACAAGGATGTCTAATTTAATTAATTATCAACAACATACCTATGGAGGTATACACAATGGCTGTACTTAAAAATTGCCCACTAGTTTGGGCTTCAATCACTGTTCCTAACACTACATATGAGCCAGTTTATTCGGTAAATGTTATAGTAGATGATACAACAGCAAGCGACTTTGAAAATCGTGGCTTTAAAGTTAAGCAAATGGAAGAAGGAAAGGCATTGATTGTTAAGCGTAAAGTCAATGGCCCTAATGGATTGACCCGACCCGCACCAAAACTATTTGATAAATCTAAGAATGAAATAGATGTATCAGTTGGTAATGGCTCTATTGGCAACGTCCAGTATAAGGAATGGGAAGTTACGCGACAAGGCCAAACTTATAAAGGTCTTGATTTACAAGCTGTTCAGATACTTGATCTGGTTACTTACAATCAGGCTGGAGATGAGTTTGATGTAGAAGAATCTCTTGAGGAGGAAGATGAGTTATGAAAATAAATCCTGATGCTCCAACAACAACGGCAGTATTCAGGACTGATGAGGGGGACTTTAATGTCTCCCTTTTTAGTTCTGAGGGTAAGCTTAAATTTAAATTAGCGCAGAAAGCTCTAAAAGAATTGGGTGATTTAAGTGATAAAGTAATGATACTTAGAGAAGCCCTTCAGTCTTTAAGGTCTGACATCATGGATTCTGAGTGCCATGAAGAAACTTTAATAGAGCCTGAGAGAGCGAGAGATGAAGACGGTAGGTTTATTGCTGACGATCCTTCAACTCCAGATGTTAATGAAGCTTATGTTCAAACAGATAAAGAGGATTAGTTATGGTTAGTAATGGTTATAATTATGAACGTGATGAACCGAGATTAGGTAAACAGAGAAATCGTATATTTAATCTTATGAAAGATGGAAAGAAACGTACCCTTTCTGAAATTAGTTTGATTACTAAATCTCCAGAGGCATCAGCTAGTGCTACTCTTAGAGACTTTAGAAAAGAAAAGTTTGGTAATCACTCTATTGAAAAAGAGTATATTAGAAATGGACTATGGCGATATTGGATGTTGCTCAACTCTAATACTGAAATGGAAGCAGTACAAGGTGACTTATTAGAGGATTAAAAATATGTCAACATTTGTTAAACATCAACTCCCCTGCCCTAGTTGCGGGGGGAGTGATCCTGTCTCTGTAAATGAGGATGGATCGGCATGGTGCTTTAGTTGTAGCACAAGGTTTCCTAACTATGAGAAGTCTTGTGATACAAATTTCACACCAGAAAATGATTTTTGTAAACAACCTGTGGATATTAAACCATACAGGAATAATGCTATGAACAATGCAGAAGGAGAATTTATAGCCTTAACAGATCGCGGAATATCTTTAAATTCTGCTAAGACATTTGGTGTTAAAGCTGTAAAGGATTATCAAGGTAAGATAATAAAACATTTATATCCTTATTATGTAGCCAATGAAATTGTAGGCTATAAGGTTAGGGAACAAAATAAAATGTTTACATGGAAAGGAACTGGTCAAGGCAGTGGGCTGTTCGGAGAACAACTTTGCCGATCATCTGGCGGTAAGTATATTACTATAGTAGAAGGTGAGTGTGATGCTATGGCAGCATACGAATTGCTGGGTTCTAAATGGCCTGTAGTTTCTATAAAGAATGGAGCCGCTGGAGCAGTCAAAGATATTAAACAATCTTTAGAGTTTCTTGAGCAATATGAAACAGTAGTTATAAACTTTGATAATGATAAACCCGGTAGAATAGCAGCTAAAAAAGTGGCAACCCTATTGACTCCGGGCAAAGCAAAGATACTACATCTTCCAGAAGAATTTAAAGATGCTAATGATATGCTCCGTAAAGGAACAGCCCATGCTTATACTGCTGCTTGGTGGAACGCCAGAATATATACTCCAAGTGGAGTGGTCAACGCCAAAGATTTAAAAGAAAAGTATTTTAATAGGGAGAAAAAGGAAGCAGTTCCTTACCCGTGGCAGGGATTAAATAAAAAGCTTTATGGTCTTAGAGCCGGAGAGCTTGTTACTTTAACTGGCGGTACTGGTCTAGGTAAATCCAGTATTACTAGGGAGCTAGAGCATTGGCTGATTACAAACACTCAAGATAATGTAGGTATTGTAGCCCTTGAAGAACATGATATGAGGACACTGGATTGTCTTATGTCTATAGAAGCTAATGATCGGTTGTATGTAGATCATATTAGAGAAGGCTATGATAAAAATTATTTAGATGAAGTCTATACTAAAATTTATGACAATGGTAGAGTGTGGATTCATGCTCACTTTGGCTCTAATGATATAGATGAAATCTTTAGTAAGATTAGATTTATGATTATCGGATGTGATTGTAAGTGGATAATCGTAGACCATTTACATATGCTTGTATCTGCTACAACAGAAGGTGATGAACGTAGAACTATTGATAGTATTATGACTAGGCTACGATCTATTGTTGAAGAGACAGGCGCGGGAATGATATTAGTTTCCCACTTGAGAAGGGTTGAAGGTAATAGAGGGCATGAGAATGGAGTAACTGTAGGACTTAATCATCTTAGAGGTTCTCAATCTATTGCTCAGTTATCTGATTGCGTTATAGCTTTAGAGCGCAATCAACAATCAGACGATCCTATAGATGCTCAGACAACTCATATGCGTATTCTTAAATCTAGATATACTGGTGATGTTGGTATGGCAACTCATTTGTTATATGATCAGGAAACTGGTAGACTTAAAGAATTAGATGCCACAGATTTTGAAGATGATGGAGAGGAACTATGAGTTCTTTAGTATTTGATATAGAAACTGATGACTTAAATGCCACTAAGATTTGGTGCTTGAGTACTTGTGATGTTGCTACAGAACATGTTAAATCTTATTGGGGTAATAACCTTGATGCGGGTCTTAAAGAATTACAAAGTGCTGACAAACTTATTGGTCATAATATAATAGGTTTTGATATACCCGTAATAAATAAACTCACCGGGGTTGACTTATCTTCTAAGAAGCTGGTAGATACTTTAGTCCTTTCGCGTTTATTTAATCCAGTGAGAGAAGGTAATCACGGATTAGAATCTTGGGGTTTTAGATTAGACATGCCTAAAGGAGACTTTAAAGATTTTAGTAACTTGTCACGGGAGATGATTACATATTGTGAACGTGATGTGCTACTTAACAAGAGAGTGTATGATGCCCTTAGTAAAGAGAAGCATGGATTCTCTAGAGATTCTATAGACTTAGAGCAGAACATTGCTGGCATCTTAAACAAACAGAGAGAGAAGGGCTTCTTACTGGATGTTAAATTTGCATCTCTTCTGCTTGCTACATTAAAAGATAAATTAGATGCGACAGTTGCAGAGGTACATAAAGAGTTTAAGCCCGAAGAACATACTTTAATTTTATATCCTACTAAAACTAGTGCTAATAAATTATCCAAGATGGCTGTAGATTCTAGTGGTAAAAAGTACAGATTAAACTCTGATGAATACGATGCCTTAAACGAACAAGATCAAATAGCAAGGATAAGCAGGACAGAGTTTAACTTAGGCTCTAGAAAACAAATAGGAGAATACTTACAGAAGTTTGGTTGGGAGCCAACTAAGTTTACCCCCACTGGTCAACCCATTGTAGATGAATCAACCCTTAAAAGGATTGATAGTATACCTCAAGCAAAGCTTATTGCTGACTATCTTATGTATCAGAAGCGTATAGCTCAAATTAAATCTTGGTTAGATAATGTAGATAATGAAGATAGAGTACATGGTTTTGTGAATCCTAATGGTACAATTACAGGACGCATGACCCATAGAGAACCTAATCTTGCCCAAGTTCCTAGTTCTAGTTCACCTTATGGTATTGATTGCAGGGCTTGTTGGACAGTACCTAAAGGTTATAATCTAGTAGGTATAGATGCTTCTGGATTAGAATTAAGAATGCTTGCACATTACATGAACAATGAGGACTTTACTAATGAAATTTTACACGGAGACATACACACCGCTAATCAAAACCTTGCGGGACTTGAATCAAGAAGTCAGGCTAAAACTTTCATCTATGCCTTTATATACGGAGCGGGAAATGAAAAACTTGGCACTGTGGTTGGAGGAGGCAAACAAGATGGTCAACGACTTAAACAACGTTTCCTCTCTAATCTCCCATCACTTAGAAATCTTAAAGATAGAGTTACGAGAGCAGCAGCAAAAGGTTTCATCAAAGGATTAGACGGCAGAAAGATATATATTAGATCAGTTCACTCAGCCCTTAATGCTTTATTACAGGGCGGCGGTAGTATAGTAATGAAGAAAGGATTAGAACTTTTAAACCAATACATTATAGAACATAAACTAGACGCACACTTTGTTGCTAACATCCATGATGAATGGCAGATAGAGGTAGCTGAGAAAGACGCTAAGAAAGTAGGTGAGTTAGGTGTAGTAGCTATACAAAATGCGGGGCTTTCATTTGACATGAAGTGTCCTTTAGATGGTGAATATCATATAGGAGATAACTGGAGTGAAACACACTGAAGAATATAAATGGGTATTTGATAGAGTTAATTCAAGAGGAAAAGTTATATTCAAACATTATACAAAAGAATCTTTAGAAGATGTAACAGAGTATTTAGATAATGAAGGTATAGATTATGATATATGTAAAGGTGCAACAATGCTAAGAGTATATTATAATGATACTGCTTACCAATATTTCTTTACGACAGGAAAATGGGCGGCATATATATCAGGCCGACAGTTGCCTAAAATACATTATTCTTCAAAAGGTGTAAAAGATTTTGTAACTAGATTTTTATACAAAAAAGGAAAACCTGATGATAGTGATAACTATAGGCAACATAAAGATAAAAGGATAGAAGATGAAAATTAAACATTCTAAAAGCAGGAAGGGTGATTTAGCTGAATATTATGCTGTTACTTGGTTGTGGGATAATGGTTATGAAGTTTTCCTTAATGCAGGTTGTTCAGGCCCGATAGATATGATAGCTATTAAAGAGGGTGCAGTTACATTAATAGATGTAAAAACTTCTTACTTCAAGAGCCGCAATAAACGTAACAAAGCGGGCAATTCTGCTTATTCACCCGGCGGCAGAACAGAAGAACAAAAAGAAATGGGAGTCAACTTTTTAGGGTTTGATCCTAATACCAGAGAACTTAGATTTGTGGAGCATAAAGATGAACAATCTGATTGAAGATATATATAAAACCATAGAGCCTCTATCAGACGGCCAAGCCTTAGACATATCTGATCAACAGATAGAAGACTTTGGTGAGGCCATGAAAATTGTTATGCGATCTTGGGCTAATCCAACTAAAAGAGATTCTAATTTTTCTATACGAATGTCTAATGTCGGTAAACCTATTAGACGCTTATGGTTTGATAACAAATATAAAGATAAAGAAACAGAATCTAAGCCTACTCCTCCTACTCAAATTAAATTTCTTTATGGGCATATGCTAGAGGAATTAGTTAAGCTTTTTGTTTCCTTATCTGGACATGATATAACCGGAGAACAAAAACAAGTTGTGGTTGATAACATAACTGGACACATAGACTGCATCATAGATGATGAAGTTGTTGATATTAAAACTTCTTCCGGGTTTGCATTTAATAAATTTAAAAACGGAACACTAAGAGATGATGATCCCTTTGGTTATCTAGGACAGCTTGCAGGTTATGAAGAATCAGAAGGTACTAGTAACGGTGGACTATTAGTTATTAATAAAGAGAATGGTGAATTATGTTTCTATCAGCCAGAGGATTTAGATAAGCCTAACATAAGAAACAAGATACAGAATATAAAAACTGCCCTTAAAAAAGATGAGCCGCCAGAAGATTATTGTTTTAAAATTGTAGCTGATGGAGTAAAGGGCAATGAAAAGATACATAAGAATTGTGGTTGGTGTCCACATAAATTTGAGTGTTATAAGAACTCTAACAACGGTAAAGGATTAAGAATATTTAAATATTCTAAGGGCTATGCCTTTTTAACAAAGGTTGTAGTAACGCCTAAAGTACAGGAGCTAGACCATGAATTTAAAGACTTGCAAGAAGATACGGAAACACTCTAAAACTATTCTAGTTGAATGGTTTAAGACACTAGTATCTGAAGACCAATCAAAAAATATAAATGAGAGTAATATACTTTCTTATCTCTCGCCCCAAACGCACCTCTTTGCTAATAATCAATTACGGTTGAGTGCTTACTCTTTTAAGTGGACAGTAAAAAAGATTAAAGCCCTAGTAAAAAGGACTAATATGGACGTTACTAAAGTGAGGTTAAAGGACATTGAAAAAGAAAATCAGAAAGGGCTATAGAAAACCTAGAGTTAAGAGGCCAAAAGAAAAGAATGTCCCGCCTAGTTATGATTCTAATTGGGAACATGATCTTCATAGTGGACTATTAAAACAATGGGATCATCATACTAAAGAAGTAGCATATATAATTGAACACGTTTATGAACCTGACTTTGTAAGAATTATGGGTAATCAAATAATTCTTTTAGAAGCTAAAGGAAGATTTTGGGACTTTGCTGAGTACAGTAAATATATATGGATTAAAAAAGCTTTGCCGCCTAATACAGAGTTAGTATTTTTATTTGCTAATCCTTCTGCTCCAATGCCACAGGCTAAAAGGAGAAAGGATGGTACTAAAAGAAGTCATGGAGAATGGGCTTCCGCAAATGGATTTAAGTGGTATAGTGAAGACTCTTTGCCTGATGAATGGGTAGATAGTAACTACCGAAAAGATAATACTTTAAATATTGAAAGTGAATAGGAGAGATACTATGAGTATTGACGATGCAACGCCGGAAGAATGGAATGCAGTACATAGAGAACTAAGCAAG